ACCAAGGATAAGAACCTACACCATATGGCATATTAGCAGTCCATGTACCATTCATCCCTAGAGAAGAACCAAACAACCCTTCGTTCTGTCGCACCGTCAAGGTGCTGTTCGTCAAGTTCGTCAACTTTATCTGACCCCCCTGCTCAATATATATCTCACTTGGTAATTCATTTGTATATGATTCTGCATTAGCCTGACCAATCAATGCGAATATGAATACTGCACCTATTAATAGCGAAAAAATCCATATGAGTCTATCATCAGAATTAGTCATTTGACTCTCCTCGCTCATAGTCTGCTACTAGATCTTGTACGGTTTTTAACCTAGTTGGATTTGATTTAACTACTGAAGATTCTTCCAAAAGTCGTTTCCACTCTTCGTAGTGTTGTTTCCATGTTGTGTCGTCATTATACATAATCATCTAAACCCTAACTCCTTATATAAATCTTCCACTGTAAAGCCTGCACGTTCCATTGTACTGACCAGTGTTGTTTTACCTAACTCTTTTCTCAATGGAACTTGTAGTTGTAGATCAGAATTAGCCTTTCTCATAATATAATGTGAACCTCTTATATCCCATACTGTCCATTCTCTCTTCATCAAAAACTTGACGACCTTCTTTGTACTAATCTTATGTTCTCTTGACATGTTTAGCCCTCCAAGCAGCACGTTGTCTAGTATGTCTAGGTCTTGTTCTTACTAAACCATGACAACATGGACATTTATTATCAGATTGTTTTGGCAACCACCAATTACATCGTTTACAATATGAACTAGTAGCAAAAGGATCAGATGGTCGTTTATTGTCCTTTTTAGAATCACACCACCCCTTACATACTATCATTTTATAGTCCTCTTCTTTCTTTTCTTTTTAAACATTTGAGCCATTTCAAAATCTCTCAAAGTCTCCATCTTGACCATTACTTGTCCTCCATATCATGCGTATTCTCTATGCCATTCTGAGAATTGTCAATTCCATTGCTGACCATCGTACCTTGAACTCGAAACAAACACCGAACCAAATTTTTTTTCGAGTGCTCGCCTAACGGCTCGCTGCATGCGATGCATACCACCTTTGCAAGTTGAGTATAACCTACCATCGAAATCTGTCTCCGACTTTATCCGTTTCTAGCATATTTTCTATAAGTTCTATCATCAATCCTTGTAACTGTTTTCTTACATCTTCAGGCAACCAATCCTCATGTAGTAAATCCAATATATCGCGTATAGGACTAGACATTACTTTATCGCCTCTGCTGATTTATTATTCAAGTCACCCATCTCCTGTTTACGTTCCCAAAATTGACCCTTGTACTCTGACCATGCTCTCCATACTAACATTGCAACACCTAATGGTACACCTATACCTGTGCCTATAAAAAAGAATGCTAACATTACGTGCCAATCAAAATACCATTTCTGTTTTTGTTTTACGGTTCGAAGTATTCCGTCTCTATCGTTATCCATGAGATATGTCCTCCAGTATAGGGTCATCAAACTCTAATATATCATTACCAAATTTTTTATTTTCTATGAGTCTTGTCATATGTATTTTTAATGAGTGTATTCTGTTTGATACTCTCATATGATCCATTGCAATTTCTTGCAGCTCTTCAAGGATATATTCGTAGGTGTTTTTTTCCATTGTGTATAGTGTGTTAGTTTCCTCTTATAAGTCTTTCTTGAAAATCAACTATCGTCTTTTAAAGGCTCGCCTTCGGCTCGCATTAGGTGTCTTCGTGTTCTTTTGCACCACTTAGTTTTTCTTCCTCTATTTTGTCTTCTGCTAAGAACGTTAGTTTCCAAAAAACTCTTTTATCTTCTAACGGAATGTCTGCTGGACTATTCTTTGCAAATGCTCTCTCAAACCAACGGAATATCATACTATATTCTTTTGTAGAAAGTTCTACCATGATTGTCTGTATAATTACACCTATATAATGTATCACCTGAGTCGCTACGTCAGTCCTCTGTATACAGTATGCAAGCTCACACCAATGATACAAGAATCTTTATTAATAAACCCATATAACTATTTCTATGGGAATATTAGATAGAAAACATACACATGAAGATGGCACAGAACATTCACATGAAGGTGGAGATGTAGAACATACACATGGTGCTTGTACTTGTAAAAGCAACAAAGGTAGAGATATTCACTGTGCTATAACTGAACATAGTGGTTAACAAAAACATTACAAATTTGGACAAAGTTTATATACGTAGTCACTAATGAATACTCATGGGTTTAGTAGATAGCATTAAGAGTGCATTCCGTCTATCCAATAAGGGTTATACTGAATCTACAGTAAGACCATCAATTTCACAGCCTTATATGAGTACCGATACAGGTGCTAAATTACCAATTTTTCCATTCCCACTTATTATGATATATGAGTTAGCAGATAATATAGATGCACTCAGAATTCCTATTGAAACAATTAACAGAGAGATGTTTAAGAATGGTTTTGAGATAACAGAGAGATTTAAGTATAAATGTAATAACTGTAGTAAAGAGTTTCAATACAAACCAACAAACGAAGTTACTCCAGCAGGTCTAAATGAGGACTTACCTGAAGCAAAACTAGAACCTATAGTATGTGATACATGTGGTTCTAAAGATTTGAGAAGACCTGTACCAGAACACAGAAAACAACTTGAAGATTTAATGACAAAGACAATAAATGGTAACGAGCAAAGCTTAGAAGACGTATGTAGACAATTAGAAAGAGATTTAGAGATCGCAGACAATGCATACATGCTATTACTGAAAAACTACTTTGTAGATGACAGAACAGGTAAAATTGACCAAAGAAAGACTGAAATTAAAGAAATTATTCGTGTAGACCCTCCACAAGTTGCAATGATAGCAGACAGTGACGGTAGAATCGGTTATGATGACAAAAGAAACAAAGTATTTGTCTGTCCACGATTTGAACATCGTGATACACGACTTTCATCAAATAAATGTGATCAATGTGGTGCAGAAGCACTAAAAGCAGTATGTGAAGTTAATTCAGTCTATTCAATCGGTATACCACAACCAAAACGTGTTATTTATGGTGAAGGTGAACTAGTTTGGAAGGCTGGTAAGTATAAACCATCACTTGTTTACGGTTATAGCCCAATTTATTCTGTATGGAGTAAAGCAATGTCATTATCTCATATGGACGAGTATGTTAGAAAATACTTTGATAAGATGAGACCACCAAGAGGTATGTTAGTTATTGCTTCACGTAACTATGAAACATTTAGAAAATCATGGGATGCATTAGAGCAAAAAGCAACTGAAGACCCTTACATGATACATCCATTGCTTGTTGAACAAGATAAAGGTGGACAAAACATGGCACAATGGTTAGACTTTACAGGTTCATTAAAAGAACTAGAATTTATTGCAATTAGACAAGAATTAAGACAGATTATAGGTGCTATCTATGGTGTTTTACCACTTTACTACGGTGAAATGGTAGGAGGATGGTCACAAGAAGGTTTACAGGTTACAATTACAAATAGAGCAGTAAAATGGGGTCAAGACATACTATACAAAGCATTCTTTAAGAAATTAGCTGAAATGTTCGGTGTAGATGACTGGGATCTAAAATTAAAAGCAGGAGAAGAGAATGATAAACTTAGAGAACTACAACAAGATGGTGTTGAAATTAACAACATGCAAGCATTACAAGGCATGGGATTCGAGATTACAAGAACACATCAAGGTGAATATAAGATTAGTAAAGACCCAATTAACTCAATGGGTCAAGTTGAAGGTAGAGGTAGAGGTAACTCACTAGGTGAAGCAGAAGAACAGAGACAACAATCACAGGGAGAACCTGAGAACTCCAGACCATCAGACACTGGTGGGGTTGCACAGGGTGCACCTGCAAGTGGAACAGGAACAACTATGAGTAAAAAGAACTTCCCTGACGGAATTACACCAAGTAATTTTGAAGTTGTAAAGAAAACATTACAAACAGCAGTTGATTTTGGCTGGACAAAGACAAAAACTGTTGATGAGTTAAGAAAATCAGCTCAAATGACAGTAAGACAAGCAAGAGAATTAGTAAAACAAGAATTTGAAAATACAAGGAGGTGGGAAGATGGCGAAGAAAATTAAAGGAGAACCACTGACTAAAAAAGAAAAAGCAACTGTTAAAGTTATTGCAGATAACGTAAAAACAGCAGTTATAGCAAATGCATATAGTCCAGACTTTAAACTTATTGATGACACTGTTGAAGAAATAAAAAAATCAGTACGTAAAAATGGCGTTGATCATTACTCATGTAATAATATTTATATAATATTACAAGATGCATTAAAGAAGGTGGCATTAAGTGGCAACTGAGTTAGATACAAACAAGAATGCAAATGATCTAACAAAGAAACTTTGGGAAAAACACCAAAAAGACGAATATACTCATGTAGACAACTACAAAGAGGCTATATGCATAAATTGCTTCAAAAGAGATGCAACTTCGGCTACTATTGCAGATATTTGTGGTGAATGTGCTGGAAAGCGTGGTAGAGAGCCACTTTTAGCAACAATTACACATAAAATGTATGGTTTATGCTTCTTTTGTGGTAAATATAAATTTGAAATAGAACAAATAAACGGAAGATTCTGTAGAACTTGTCATAGAAGAATAGCAAATGTAACCAAAGAATACAACAAAAAAGGTGGAATGTTCGGTGTAGATCCATTTTGGATTAAAATGAAGAAGAAATTAGGTAAAGATTGGAAAATATTAATGACTGACGGCTCACAAAATAAAAGATAGTTAATCTTTAGATAATTTTTGTCTTTTTGTTAATTTATAATTTTCATACTCTTTCAAATCAGGTGGTGCTAAAAGTAACACTAATAATGCTTTAAGATCTTCTAAATTACCGTTTATTACATCTAGTTTATCTTCTACGTCACCTAGAAATAAATCAATTTTCATCCTTTAACACCAAGTTTACTCTATCTGCATTGATATCATAGTATCTATGTGCATAATCTATCTTTTTTCCCTTTTTCAATTTCTCGTTTCCATAAAACCTATCACATTTTAATTCAAACATAGGTTTTCTTAGTAATTTTGGAAAAAATTGTACTTTCATTCTTTTAGGATCAAATTTAACTTTTTCATGTAATACTAAAATTTCATCACCTTGTTTGTTTTTTTCGAAGCTAGAATCTCTAAAATGAACTATTGATCTACCTAAAAGTGGTTTTTCTTTTATTTTATCATATTTTTCAACAATCCATAAAACATCGTTAGGTTTAAGATACATATCTGTTATTTTTATACAATGCATTTCTTCTCCCATAGTATATTTGTATAATTTTTCAAATTCAGCTAAATTTTCATATACATAAAATGATGTTCCCATTAGTTATCATAACCAAATACTTATTAATAAACGTATGTTTTTAATTATTATGAGAAAAAGGACAACAAAAAGAATTAGAACACAAAAAAGACAGTGTGAATGTGGTAAATGGCAATATGGATATGAAACATCTAAAACCGAGTCTTCAAGAATATATATTTGTTTCTCATGTGGTAAATTTGAAGCATTTGGTGTATTTACTGATAGTATGGTTCAAACATTCTTAGAAGAACCACGTATTCTTATGCATCTTATGAAGACTGACTTCATAAAACCGATAAGATAATTTAAATATCTCATATTTAAAGAGATTGTATGACTACCATTGTAAAAGGTCTTGCACGAGTGGCTGGAAACTTCGGTATATCATTCTTTTCACCACTTGTAGGTGGTAACGTAGCAGAATCTATATATGATGTAGGTTTAACTTTTGATATGAGTTTAATGATAGCAGCAATTTCAGCATTATTTGTAACAGGATTATCAATTTCTAAGGAAGCAGCCGAATGGGGTAAACAGACAAATGGCAAAAAAAGGCGCTAAAAAGAAGAAATCTAACTGTCACTGGGTAAAAGATGCACTTGATCTAGTCACAGTGTTATAAGTAAAACGAATAAAATGTTCTATAAGTTTATATAACAGCCTTTATCTGATATCTTATGGTCGATCCAGTATTGATAACTGTTGTAGCAGCAGTAATCGGAGCAGGATTGAACACTTTGAGAGGATACCTACACAGTGAGGACGAAACTTACTCTGCAAGGAAACTAGCAGGTGCTCTAATCATCTCTACATTCGCTGCAATAGCTGTTTCACAAGCAATCGCAGTCGAATCCGTTGGAATCGTAGGCTTAGCCCTAGTAGGACTTACAACAGGATTCGCAGCAGACTTTGCAGTAAGCAAAGCAAAAAAAGAATAAGTGTAGGTAAAACCTTACTTTTCACTCCTTTTTTTATAATAAACTTAAATAGTACATGTATATGTTATATTTATGGGAAAAGACCTATATTTTAGCAGTATAGTTACCAAATCACTAGATCCAATAAATTCTGAAGAAAGATTTTTTGAGGGTTATTTGACCGTTGAAGTTAAAGATAAACAAGGAGAGATCACAATAGTAGATGAATTATACAAAGTATTACCAGTATGGATGGATAGAGGAGCACCAATAAGTGATACTCACTCTAATCGAATTATAGGTAAAGGAATCAATTTTGCAAGAGCAACATACAAATCTGAAGGTCAAGAAATTCCAGCGATCAAAATCACAGGTAAAATACACAAAAATTATGAATTAGATAATGAAATTTGGAGTAAAATTAAATCAGGAGAATACAAAGGATTATCATTTGGTGGTGCAACAAAGGCAAATAGAACACCAAAAGTTATGAAAGATGGTTCAGTAGCATATCAATTAACAGACTTAGAACATTATGAAGTAGCAGTATGTAAAGATCCAGCCGTTCCATTAGCGTTGATCACAGACTTTAATCCAGTAGCAAAAGCAATGGCTGATCATACTGAAGACAGAGATGGTAAGATGCTTATCAAATGTTCAAAGTTCGGTTGTAGAATTGATTTAGAAAAAGCAGAAAAGAAAGAACCAAAACTAACTGAAGGTGGAAAAAAAGTTTTACAAGAAGCAACGACAGTAGCTGATTTATATAAAGTAGATTTAAGAGGTATAGAAACATTTGAAGGTAAAGTAGAAGCACTTATGGATGAAGGTAAATCAAGAGAAAGTGCAGAAAAAATTGTAGGTTCATTTACTAAAAAGAATGATTATCCATATTTACATGATGGAAATGATGACACATGTGCTCATTGTGGAGGAGATTTAACATGTGCTCATTGTGGAGAATATCATGGTGGTGGTGATCATCATAAAACTCCTCATACTAAAGAAGATATGAAAGATTCAATGGAAATTGAGGTATATGAAAATCATCCTGAATTAGAAGAAGGTGATGTTTTTGGAAAACCAAAGCCAAAAAAGAAAGATAACTATGCAGCAGATGATGAACGAGGAGATGAGGAAGAAGAAGAATTCCAAGAAAGAAAAACAGGATATAAAAAACCTCCAATAAGAGAACCACATATGGAGAAATGGCAAGGAAATATAAAACCTAAAGAAAAAGATGCACCAACAGGACATGATCCAACACAAGTTGCACACTCACCAGATACACCAAGAGAAATGGAATTAGAAAAAGGTAAAGATTTATCAAATACAGCAGGAGATACAAGCAGTATGTATAATCAAAATGGAGCAGAACAGAGAGTTAACTCTAAGAAAGCAGAACCTAATGTTCAACAAGGAGTAGCAGGAGGAGAAGTACCTCCACAATGGACAGGAAATGGAAGTCCTTATCCAAAAGGAGAAAGAAAAGTAATTAAGAGAAAGAAAGTAATTAAAACATCATCATGGAAAGATCTTAAAAACAAAGCATTTGAATTGGATATGCAATGGAGAGTTATTGATTTAGTAAAAGATGCAATCGATGGTAAAGAAAGAATAAGTAATACAAGAGCAAAACCACAAGAAGAAGATCAAACATTTGGTGGACAGGCAAAGAGAGCAAGAGAATTTATTCATACTGATTATCATCAAAATGCTAAAGAACGAAAAGATGAACTTGAAAGAGATAGTAAACTGAAACCAAGGGCAGATTATGAAGATGGTTTTGATAAATTAGATAGTGCTCAAACATCACGTTTAAGTGAACTTTTTGATGAAACAAAAACACCAAAAACAGGTAAAGCACCAATTAAAGGTAAAAAAAAAGCACTAATTGATATAGCAAAAAAATTAAAGAGAGAAACCATACAAGGAAAATTACTAGCAGGTTCAGATCCTGAAGTATCATCAAAATTACAAGAACATGGAAAAGAAATAGAAGAACATCATAAACCACTTAAACAAAGAACAAGAGAACATCATGCACAACCATCTGGTGATTCACCACAAGTAGGATTAAAACAATTAAAAGAACAGGAAAGAAGTGCTACTAATGATCCTAAAGATTCTCATTTTGGTGGAGGAATGCAAAGCACACGAAACGAGCAATATGAATCAGGTTATGGACATATGGGTGGAATGCATGAAGAACAAAAAAAACCAGTAGGAAGTGAAGAACAGTTCCACAGGTCACGAGCAAGTGAAAAAATACCAAAACGAGGTAAACGAGAGAGTGAGAGTGATTATAAACAAAGACAAGAAGCATATATACATGAAAAAACAAATCCTCAGAATAGGAAAAAAGCACTAATTAAATTATCGAGTTTATTCAAATATAATAGGTCAAAATTTAAAGATCCTGATTATCCTTTACGCCTTGATAATGATAATAGAAAAGAACTAGCAGCAGCAGGTGCTACACACGCTGGAGGAAAAGCAACAAGAATGACAGCAAGACAACTAGACACTAGTGAGGCAGCAATACGTGGACATAAAAATAGATCAAGAAATAAAAGAAAAAAAGAAAAATGGATGTCATCAGATGATTTTAAAAAACCAGATACTAAAGAAACAAAACCAAGTAAATCTGAACATTGGTTAAAAAACGATAATTTACCTAGTGAAGAAGAATTAGATAAAAAATTAGGTTATGCAAAAAAAGAAGGCTTCACATATGAACGAGATCATGATCCAGAGAATCATGTAGGTAGAGAAACTAAAGATCATGCTAGAACAGGTTCAGCACAACAGGCACAATATGACGGTACAGAAGGTAAATCACAAAGTAAAGAAAAACCATTGAAACAACTCACAGATGGTGAATTAACAGAGGTGGAGAAATTAAAAGCATTAACAGAAGAATTAAAAGAAGGTACAAATGCAGCAAATGGAACTAGTCCTAGAGGAGGAGATTACTCAGGCACAACAGATGATGGAAAATTCAATGTTAGGCATAATGGTGGTAGAAAAATCAACACTCATGGTAAAAAAGTGGAAGATTTAGGTAATTTTCCATAAAATATAAATAACCACAATATTTATAAACCCTTTATATATAATTTCAATAACAACATGGCAGACGAAGACTATAAAAAAGAAGACGAAGAAGAATCTCGTAGAGAAGAAGACGAGGAAAAAGAAGTCGAAAAAGCTTATGATGTTATCGCAGATACATTAAAAGCAGTCGTTGAGTCACAAAAAACCATCCTAGAGAGCCACAAATCTTTGGCAACTGATGTAAGTTCATTAGCAAATACTGTTGGTGAATTACAAAAAGCAAGCCAAGACGGTGCATACAAATCACCAAGTGGATCAGATGCTAGTATGGATGCAAAACCAAAAGTTCAAGATGCAGATGATATTGGAGCAGAAATTGCCTCAGTACCAGATACACCATATGAACAAGGTGTGCAAGCAAAACTCGATGATGACAGATCTGTAGCTGATAAACCAGAAACAGACGATGTTAAGACTTTAGAAGTTGGAAAGTCACAAACTTTCACAACAGAAACACCTCGACCAAACGCTTCAGTAGAAACTGTGAACAAATCTTACACAGAAGATTATTCACAAATCTTGAAAGATGCTAGATCAGTAGGTCACGATGGACTTTCAGAAATTGCTTTGAAAATCCAAAAAGGCGACTACTACAAACCTTCAGACGAAGAGGTAGGATTGATTTAAATTGGTTCAAGTAAAAACTATTGATGAGTTAGAGGCACTCTACTATGGTTACAACAGAAATCTCCTTAGAAAAGCTGATGCTCCAGTAACAACCTCCACAACTGGCGTTTTTAACGCAATTTTTGGAGCTTACGCATGGGCACAACTTAACTTAGAAGCTAACGCATTCGGTATTTTACCTAAGTATCCTTGGGATAAATCTGGATTTCGTGTTATTACAGCAAAGCCAACTCTAAATACAAACCAAGGTAACACTACTTTGGGAGGTACTTCAGAAGGTGGTACTATCGCTGAAACCGTCAAACCAACTTTACAAGAAATAGACATCAGACCAAAAACAGCTCAGTTGCCTTTCAGTGCATCTGAAGTTATGGAATGGTTGGCTACTCACAGTAAAGACGACATTTGGGGTGGACTTGGTTCACTTCGATTGTATATGGCAGTTCAACACAAAGAATTCCTAAACAGAATGCTCTTAGCAGATGTTGAAGCAGAAGCAGCAGGTGCTAGTGGTGCTAACACTGGTACAAAAGACTTTGAGACCCTAGATAGAATTATCTCCAGCGATGCTGAAGAAGATGCTACTGGTGGATCACAAACAGGTTATTATGACCCTTGGGCTGCAAACGCAACTGTTGATAGAGACAGTGGCACTGACTTTGACTGTACTGTAGAATCTGCTTCAGGTACAATAGGTACTAACGGTGTCTTAACCGATGATACATTACGTACTTTCTTACGAAAGATCCGTATTGCAGCAGGTAAAGATCCAAACGTATTCCTCGGTTCGCATGAGGTCTACTCCGAAATACAAGGTTTATACATGCCTTCAGTCCGTATTCCAAATCCATACGGTGAAGCACTCGTACAAATCGATGTTAACGGAATTCAGACTTTTAAGGGAACTGGTGTCGGAATCCACGTAGACTCCATTTATGGAATCCCATTCATCCCATCAAAGGATGCACCAAGTAACTCTAGCGACTCAGCAGAGATCGGTAGATTATTCGCATTGGACACATCCGATGCTGAAGGTTACGGATATCCAAGAATCGGAATCTCAATCGCAATTCCAACAGAATACTATGAAGCAACACGCAGAAGTCCAGCATATCCATTTGTCAACAACGCATTTGTTGAGAAAGGTGTATTCAGGACAATGGGAGAAA